TATTTTGTCGTACGGAAAGTCCTCGACTTTTAATGAAAATACACCTTTGTCAATAAAAATAAGCCGTTTATTTGTAGCAACAAGAAGTCCATTACGACTAGCATAAATACCTTGGATAGCTTTTTCTGGTAGTTCATCTTCCCAAAGGATTTTAGGAAGTTCTTTGATTTCTCGTCGTCCCAAAAATTTATGTGCACTACTTAGTTTACTGACAGCTTGTTTGATAACCTCTTCACGATTGATCATCATAACACCTCCTCTCTTTTTGCCTAAGTTTACCACAAATAAGGTGGTGAAGTAAATGGCCGAAGTTGGCAGCATATTTGTCCGCATTGGCGCGAAAATAGACGAATTCAAAAAAAGAATGGATGAGGTTGCTAGCAGGCTGGAAGCAACGAGTAAGAGATTTGAGTCTGTTGGCAAAAAAATGACCGACATGGGCAAAACCATGTCCATGCGCGTAACTGCGCCCATTGCCGCCGTGGGGACTGCCGCATTTGCTGCTGCCAACGACATGGACAAAGCCATGAAAACAATCCGGGCAGGAACAGGGGCAACGGGAGACGCGTTGGTTGCACTGAATAAAGACTTTCAGGCAGTATTCAAGCAGGTGCCCCAAGGGGCAGATGTTGTTAGTAGCACCCTGGCTGACCTGAATACCCGGACCGGCTTAACTGGCCAGGCATTGCAGAATCTAACCAAGCAAACGCTTGACCTTGCCCGCGTAGCGGGAGTAGATGCTGCAGGACTAGTGGCGCAGACTACACGGGTATTCGGGGACTGGGGGGTTGAGACTGCGAAGACAAGTCAGGCACTTGATTATCTCTGGAAAGTAAGCCAGACAACAGGAATCGGTGTGGATCAATTAGGCCGAACAATTGTTCAGTACGGCGCTCCTCTACGGCAGATGGGGTTTGACTTTGAGACTGCTGCCGCAATGCTGGGCAAATGGGAAAAAGAAGGTGTCAACGCCGAACTTGTCCTGGGAAGCCTGCGGATAGGACTTGTCAACTTCGCCAAAGCCGGAGAAAAACCGCCTGAAGCGATGCGCCGAGCTATTGAGGAAATTAAAAATATGGGCTCTGCTGCTGAAGCTAATGCTCTGGCCGTGGAAATATTCGGTGCTCGCGCTGGGCCAGACATGGCGGCGGCTATACGTGAGGGCAGGTTTGAACTGGATGAACTTCTAAAATCGCTGGGAGCTAGTCCGGAAACTATAGCGGCGGCGGCCAAAGATACCATGTCGTTTGGCGAAAGTATGGCGTTACTGAAAAACAAAACGGAGGTTGCCCTCGAGCCGTTGGGTAAAACATTGCTTGATACATTTACACAAATGCAACCGCAAATAGAGTCTGCCATCGGTTTTATTTCGAAGTTGGCGGAAGGATTTGCGAATTTAAGCCCGACAACCCAAAAGGTTATCTTAGGCACAGTAGGGTTTGTTGCAGTACTAGGGCCGCTCATGATGGGGTTAGGCTCGATTATATCAGCAGTAGGTTCTCTTATTGGTTTTATTCCAACTCTAGGGGCAGCTTTTGCAGCTCTTACTGGTCCGATAGGTCTTGTTATAGCAGCGATTGCCGGCGCGATTACTGCTGGTGTCCTGCTATACAAAAACTGGGACAAAGTGAAATATTATGGTCTGCAGGCGTGGGGGGCGCTCAAGACTTTTGTGCTTAGGGCTGTGGATAAGATGCTGGAGGCTATGGAGCGGCTGGTTGGCTGGATACCCAAGTTAGGCAATAAAATACGAGAACTGCGAAGCAGCGTGGGCACCGCAATCGCAGAAGAAGAAGCTACTAAAGCAGTCCGTCAAGTTGAGTTTGAGGCGGCCAAAATGAGCAAGACGTTAGATAAAGTGCAAGAAACAGCAACCCAAACTAAGCAGAAAATGGAAGCGCTACAAGCCACGCAAAACAATCTATCTCAAAGTAGTACAAAAATGGTTGAGGCAAATGATAATCTCGTTTCAAGCGCAGGCAAAGTTGCAAAAGCGGCAGAAGAAGTCAAAGCGAAATGGGAAGCAACAAACGAAACTCTGTCTCTTACGCTTCAAATAGTGCAGGCGCGCTTTGAAGTTCTCAGCAACAAGCTATCCGAAAGCAAAGATAGAATAACCCTGCTGGTAGAAAAAACTAAAAACTTGTCCGAGCAGATGCAGGTGCAGCAGCAAATAGTAGAATACCTGAGACAGGCACATGAAGAAGCAGCAAAGGCCAAAGGGCTAGACGCAATAGAAACAAAGGAACTTGAGCTTAAACTTGTCCAGGCCGAAGCTGCTTTAGCTCGGATGGAAAAACAAATGAGAGAGACCAAGCGGGCTATTTCTGAGCAAGCGCAACAATTCCGGGACCTAGCTGCCGAGGTCGAAAAGGTCAGGCAAAAATATGAAACCGACATGGCCACGGCCCTTGAGAATTACCAGCGCAAGGTTGAGCAGGTAAACGAAAGGCTAATAGCAGATGAGAGAAGGGTAAGAGAAGAATACCAGCGGTCTTTAGACCAGCGCACAAAATCATTGATGGGCTGGGTAGGCCTCTTTGATGAAGTAACTAAAAAAGAAGTTGCAGGTAAAACTTTGTTGCAGAACCTGAAAGACCAGGTGCTGGCGTTCAAGAATTGGCAGACAAATATTCAAGCACTTGTAGCAAGAGGCGTTGACCAAGGCCTCATAGCACAGCTGAAGGAAATGGGGCCGAAAGCCGGGCCTCAAATAGCAGCACTGAATAAGCTGACAGACGAAGAACTCAAACAGTATGTTGATCTGTGGAAGGAGAAAAACCTGCTGGCACGGCAGGAAGCCATGTCACAGCTGGAACAGCAACGCTGGGAAATGCAGCAGAAACTCATGGAAATAAGGTCTAACGCTGCACAGCAGCTTGAAGCCTACCACGCTGAGTGGGCTAAGAAGCAGGCTGAGATACGCAAGAACGCAGAAGAAGAACTTAGCAGGATTGAGAAGAAATTCGAGAAGATGGAAATTGCCGGGACGAGCTATGGGTCAAACCTCATGAGCAACTTCATTGGCGGCATTCAGGGCAGGATGGGCCAACTCCAACACGTTCTTGAGACTATGGCTATGATGGTTGACAGTTATATGCCCCATAGTCCAGCAAGAGTGGGGCCTCTTTCCAGGATAGACAAGTGGGGTCCGGGATTGGTAGACACATTTGTTAAAGGTGTCCAGTCCAAACTCCCCGTTGTAGAGCGTCTCATGTCTCGCACAGCTGGAGCATTCATCGCTGGCCGGGGCCATATCCCTGTGGCTGCTGGGGCTGGAGGCACGACAAATACAACAATCATTACTAATACCTTCCAAATCACAGTTTCCGGTAGCACAACTGGCGAGCAGGCGGAGGACCTGCTTAGGGAGTTGGCACGTCGCGGGGTGAAGTTCTAATGAGCCGACAAATAACAATAGCGGGAACAGATAGAACGGCAAATATACTCCTAGAGAGTTTCCAAGTTGAGCAGGTGTTAACAAGTGCAACGGACACCTGCTCTTTTCGCATAAAGGATATTCAACCAACTGAGGGCGAGGAAATAATTGTTTATGATGATCCAACAAAGCTTTTCGCCGGGATAATCGATAGGGTAAAACTGATAGACGCAGATAGAGATGGACGCAAAATATATGAATGTTCCTGCCAGGATTATATTTATTTGCTAGATCGGAAATTGGTTGTGGAAACTTACGAAAACACGGCAGCTGATGATATTGTTTTGGATATTGTCTCCAAATATGGCGGTGGAATATTTACTACCAACCATGTCCAAGATGGCGCGCCGACGGTTGAATATATAGTTTTTGATTACAAGCATCCCAGCGAGTGCTTCAAGGAACTAGCGGATTATGTTGGTTGGGACTGGTATATTGATTACGATAAAGATATCTGGTTCTTCAACCCTGCCAGCGAAGCCAGTCCTACGCCTATGCCCCTGGAAGCAGGAGCCAACTTCCGCAACTTTCGGCACGACATAGACACACAAGGACTTCGCAACCGGGTTTATGTCCGCGGCGGCACGATGCTGAGCGATCCCTGGACATATGAAGTCAAAGCCGATGGAACAACCAGGGCCTGGGTGCTCCCACATAAACCGCACGATCTGAGCATGACTGTGGGCGGTGGAGCAGTGACTGTAGGAGTTGAAAACGTTCATGACGAAGCTGACTACGATTATATGATGAATTTTCAGGAGAAGTATGTAAGGTGCTCTTCTCAGACCCCCACTCCAGCATCCGGAACGGTGTTAGCTTTCACTTATGAGTATGATATTGACGTGATAACGATGGTGGAAGATGTGGAGAGTCAATGGGCCATCGCAGCAGTACAAGGTGGGGACGGTGTCTATGAGCACGTTATTATAGATGATACCTTAACTACCATTGAAGCGGCGGAGGCAGCAGGTTACGCGGACTTGAAAGAGCATGCTAATCCAAGGGTGCGTGGCAGTTTTGAAACAGAGACTGGAGGCTGGCAGACAGGACAGCTATTAACAATAAACTTGTCCAGCCGGGGCATAACAGGAACTTATCTAGTGCAAAAAATAAGCATAATTCCACTAACCGACACCGACTGGACTTACAAAATTGAATACGGCGGCAGATTACTGGGCATAGCGGATTACCTGCAGGCGTTGTGGAAAGCGCAGCAGAAGAAAAAGCTTGGTGAAACGGCGCTTCTGCACAAGTTCTATTATGGAGCAGAGACAGCAGAAGTGGCTGATGAGATCGAAGAAACATACAGACAACTGCCGTGGTACTGCGGGGACCCGGATGCAATTTGCGGTTTTGTGGAATGCGCCACAAGCACTGGGCCGTTCCCAAACGATGCACTTTATCCGTCAGATACTCTGTACCCCGATTGAGATTAAGGAGGGAGCTAGATTGGCATATGAAAAAATTACTTTTGTAAATGATGGTCCTCCGGCCATAAATGCAACGGCGCTAAACCAGATTCAGACTCAGTATGATGAAGCTAAGTCAGATTTAAATGCACATTTGGCCGAGAATGCGATAGATGCCCATGAGGCTATCCCAGCGGCTAGTGTTTATCATAATGTTGATGTTGTTATGTCCGACAGCACGGATGTTTTTATACCTTTTAACAGTGAGTACTTCGACACGGATAATATCCATGATACTGAAACGAATAATACCAGGTTGACCTGCCAAACTCCAGGTAAGTACCTTATAATTGGCCAGGTTGCTTGGCCTCCCAATTCTGATGGCACCCGAACACTCGGAATAAGATTAAACGGAGACACTATTTTATCGCAAGTAATTGAAGCTCCTCCGCAGACTGCCCCCATGCAACAGGTAGTGTCAACTATTTGGGAAATGAATACAGGTGATTACGTGGAGCTGAGGGTTCATCAAACCAGCGGTTCTTCGCTTACCCTATCCTTTGTGGGCGGCCATTCTCCACGATTTATGATGGTGAAGGTGGGATAATATGAGACTGGTATTCAGGAAAAATGCGTTATTGAGTAAACTTGCAGACGAACTTTTTGCTTCGGGTTTAGTTTCTCCTTTAAGAGAGGACGGAACTCCCTCTATCTACGGTACGAGCGAGGAAGTTTGGGTCTTTATTCCAGATAATACACCACAAGAAGTTATAGACCAAATAACTGCTATAGTCACCGCCCACGACCCAACCCCTCCCCCTCCCACATTGCAAAGTCTTAAAATGACTACAGACAAAACCCAGATAACCGCAGATGGTGTAGATACAGCAAGTATTACCATAACATTAGAGCCAGCGGGTACGGGTATCACTACGGTTGATGTATTAGTTGATGGCCCGCCTGTAACTGAAGTTGAAGTAACTAACAACCAAGCAACCTTTGAATTTACCGCAACCGACCCGGGGAAATATATGATTGAGTGTATAAGCGGAGAAGTTAGGAAGCATATCTTTGTGGAGGCGGTATAGATGAAAGTAGAAAAGAAGAATGGAAAAGTCAGAATAACTGCTAGTAAACCCGAAAAACAGGTTGAGAAACTCAAAAATGAAATTGCTCAAATAAAAGCAAGTAAAGTTGCACAGTAGGACTTTTATACGCAACATAATCACAAAGGCGGTGCTTAAATGCAAGTTATGCAAAATGAAAACATACAAGTAACTGGTGAATGGCTGTTCTATCTAGACGGCCAACTGATTAAGAGAGAGAAAAACCTCGTTACACAGAGTGGCTTGAATTTCCTAGCCACTCTTTTGATTCGTGATGGAGGCCAATCAAACGACATACCTTTTCACCTCGCACTTGGTACAGGTACAACTTCTCCAGCTGCTGGTGATACCACATTGGAAAACGAGCAGCTGAGGAAGGAAGTTAGTGCCAAGACAAGGCAAGCAAATTTAGTGCGGCTGCGGACCTTCTTCCTTGCAAATGAAGCAAATGATACATGGTCCGAGTTTGGAATATTCATGGCTGGAACGGACACGAAGGACACTGGCACTTTATTGAATAGAATAACGCCAACCGGAGGAATTTCCAAATCTTCTAATCAGGTGCTAACCATAGAAGTTAGAGCAACCTTCGCAGCTGGATAAAGGGGTGATAATGTGACTATCTGGGCATTCAATGACGGCGTCACGGTGCTTGACGAAGCAACGCTGAACGCCCTACTCTCCCTCCAAGACTTTGCACTTGTCTATGAGGGAACGCAGCGTGATGCAAAGACGGGAGCGGGCACTGCAGAATTTGACTGCGCCTCTTATGACCACGCTATCCGATTCACAGCAACCGGCACGACTGAAGTTGGAAGGGTAGAATTTAAATTGATTAAACACAACGAAGGCGCTGATTTAGTGGTAGAGATCAGAGATGGATTCAACCCAGACGGTTCAACAGAGGGCACGTTTTTAGCATCTATGACTTTGCCAAAAGAATTTATTCCCACCAGCCGCAGCTATTGGAGCATACCTTTTGCCTTGGAGGGGCTTACTCAAGGCAACCAATACTGGTTCATCGTTCGGGGAAATGGTGATGCAACCAACCACTTTCACCTGCATGGCGAGACTAGTCCGGACGCCAGCTACCCTTGTTACTATCGGCAAGTGAGTGGTAGCGGGGCATGGACATCCGAGGACGCGATACACTTCAAGATGTATTCTGGCGAGAGTGGAGACCTGTTACACGGAATCTACGGCAGTAACGGCGTGACCTGGGTGGAATATTCAGGAGAAACTGTTAGCAAAGTCTATCGTTACTTGCCCGGCGCTTCAGGCGGAACAGGAATACGCAATATTGAAACCTATACCTGGAGTGGGGAATATCTGAAGAAGGGAGCGGTGAGTTAGTGTTTGGAATGCTCGAAGCGATGCTTTCTTTCCTGCGACGGCAGGTAGGTTTAAGGACAGATGCAGCTGATGCATCCGGGAGCCTTCATGCAAAAGTGAAAGACATTAAAGACAACGCCATACCTGGAGTCAGCAATAAAATAGGTACATCAGCTGACAATCGCGCCAGTAACACTGTCATGGGCTGGCTAAACACGCAGGTGAAAAGTTGGCAGCGGGTGACGACGGACACAATTGGTTCAGGTGTGGCTATATCTTCCGTCGATGCATCTAAGTGCATTGTACTAGTGAATGGTGGTACTTATTACTATGATGATACAAATGAAACTGCAGGAAACGTAAATGTACCGGTTTACATTTCGGCCTTTACCAACACGAGCATTACATTGAACTATTCTTTTTCTAGGGCAACTGGTTTCACTGCCACTAAGTCTTCCACCATCAGCATTATTATCATTGAACTATACTAAGTAAGAGGGGAGGAAGGTTATTCCGATGTTATTTGCAGTTATTGACGAGCTGGGCCAGGTGTTGCAAATCAACGAAGTATTTGGTTCCGCTGAAACGCTTGAAGAATTCAATTCTAGGTTGTCACAAGGACGCCAGGCTATTGAGTGTAGTCATGAAGTAACTTTGAGCCATATCTATGATTTCGATAAACAGGAATTTGTCTTGCCACCTGAACCGCAGTAAGCGGTTTTATTTATTTGGAGGTGATGCTATTGATTAAATTCGTACCAGGCATTGTGCAGTCCCCGCCAGATTACCGGGACTGGCTTTACGCTGTGCGAGGCGGACCATTGCCAGCCACGCTGCCGATAAAGTTTTGGCTCCCTGAATACCCTGTGGGGAACCAGGACAAGCTTGGCAGCTGTGGGGGCTGGGCCTCGGCAGCGGTGAAGGAGTATCAAGAGAACAGCAACGGTTATTTCTTATACCGGTTCTCGCCATTATTCATCTACCAAGAGTGCAAAAAGATTGACGGTTTGCCTGACCAAGAAGGAACCACCTTGAAAGCAGCCATGCAGGTGCTTCAGAAGGTGGGTACTTGTTTAGAGCGTAGTTATCCTTATATGGTTGTAAAACCATTTCCGCAGCCCAGCCCAAAGGTCTATGAAGAAGCAGCTAACTTCAAGATCGGCAGTTATGTTAAAATCCAGACCCTCGAGGAACTCAAAGCTGCTGTGATGGACACCAGGACTGGCGCGGTACTGGCTGGGGTATTGGTAGCGGAGAATTTCCTCTCACCGGAGCCGGGCGGTTTGGTGCCCCTGCCAGGAGGCCACATACTCGGAGGCCACGCTATTGCCGTCACAGGATGGGATGACAATCTGGAGCATTGCTACGCCGACGGCAAGGTCCGCAAAGGTTTCCTGCGCTTCCGCAATTCCTGGGGAGCCAAATGGGGAGACAAAGGCTACGGCTGGCTGCCCTATGACTTTTTCTACGGCCGGACTGACATAGGAATGCCATTCTTTTTTGAGGCGTGGACCTCGATTGATTTGCCTTCGGCAATAATGCCAGCCCGAGTGATCGAATTGTGGGTGGGAAGCTTAACGGCCAGGGTGGATGGCGCAGTAGTGACTTTGGACCAACCGCCTTTGATTGACACCAAGACCAGCCGCACTCTAATACCATTACGCTTTGTGGGTGAGGCAGCCGGTTATAAGGTGGACTACTATACTGAAGAACATAAAATCGTGCTAACCAAACTGTGAGGAGGAATGATCTATGGAGAACACACTGACTGGAGCCAAGTGGCTCACCACTTTTGCAGGCGGTTTCCTTGTTGGCCTGCTGGGGGGCTGGGATATGGCTTTACAGGTCTTAGTCATATTTGTGATATTGGATTATGCAACTGGCCTTACCGCAGCATGGTATGAGAAGCAGTTGGACAGCAACGTGGGGCTGCGTGGAATAGCCAAAAAGATTTTGCTGTTTGTGCCCGTAGTTGTTGGTTATTGGTTCGATGTGGCAATGGGCACTGAGGTTTTCCGCAACTTAGCTATTTTCTTCTACATTGCGAATGAAGGTTTGTCCATCTTGGAAAACCTTGGCAGGGCTGGAGTGCCAATACCGGCACCGTTGAAAGCTGCCCTTGAGCGGCTGAAGCAGAAGAGCGAAGATAGCAAAATCAATGCCTAAGATTGGCCTAGACACACCCGAAAACTTAAAGGAGGTGGTTCAAGTGGTCAAGAAAATAGCTCTTGACCCAGGTTAGGTCACGGGGGAAAAGATCCCGGAGCCGTGGGGCCGACGGGCCTCAAGGAGAAGGACGTGAACCTGGCGGTCGCGAAGGAACTGCGCGACCTTTTGTTTTGGATGGGCCACGATACGGTACTAACGCGGAAGAAAGACACAACCGTGAGCATACAACAACGGGTCGCCTTCCTCAACCACGAGAAGTGCAGTCTTGCCGTTTCGCTCCATTGCAACGCCGCAACTAACCGCGAGGCTGGCTATGTCAGCACCTTTGTCTTTCCAAATGCGGTCAAAGCAGCAAGACTGGCCCAGCATATCCAAGATGAGTTGGTGAAGGTTACGGGCTGGCCGGACGGCGGGGTGCGAGAGCGCAAGTTCGCCATTTTGCGCCAGACCGCCATGCCCGCCGTTTTGGTTGAAATGGGGTTCATCTCCCACCCTGCGCAGGAGAAACTTTTAGGCCAACCGGACTTACAGAAGCAGTTGGCCCAGGCCATTGCGGCAGGCATTAGCCAATACCTTCGATCTGAAGCCCCTGCTCCGCCCGAGCCAAAGAGCAAAAATGGCGAAGCTGAGAACATTGCTCCGTGGGCGGCAGGTGCAGTAAAAAAAGCTACCGCACTAGGAATTACAGACGGCAAAGACTTGAGCCGTGATTTGCAGCGGGTTTTGGTGTGGCTGGACAGGCTGGATTTGCTTGAGACGCACGAGAATGGCTCAGATGGGGCGTAAAGAAATTCTGTAAGGATTACCATTCGAAACGATTTAGAAAACGCTTGTGGGCCAATTTAGAGGGGAGTGTACTGCTAAAATGTGGCGGGAACTAGCTGAACGCGCACAACACGTATGCGACGCAATGTCCGCTGCGGGATAGCTGCTCCAGGCAATGGATGGATGAATGCGGCGCATTAGATACCTGTGCGTAAGAGGAGGCGATCACCATGTTGCCGAGCGCATTAACTGCAGAGGAGATCGAAACGATTGTAAACTGCCTCGACACCGTCTGGCAGTTCGTTAAAGTTGATAAGGAGGAGCTGGCCCGCATCAGTGCTGCGAGGGAGAAGTTACTTAGATATCTGCGGGATGAAAGTTGTTGGCATGGGCGGGTGGGGTAATAGATAATAGTAGAAGGATTAAGCGGGGTTTGAGCAAATAGATACCATAAAAGGAAAAAGGAGAAGGATGAAGATTTTATGCCAGAGAATTTTATGCCAGAGGAACTGAGAGTTTTTGGGTTACGGAATGAAAGGGTCCTTGCGCCTCCGCCCGACAATTGGGATTACCGACCTCACAATGATTCTCCTAGCTACAAGACCAGTATTTCGGATATCAATGAATCATTGACAACAGTCACAGATCCGAGTAGATAA